CGGTTGGGAGACCGGCCATCCTCACTGTGCGCTCAGCACCGGAGATGACGCGCGTCGTCGTGGCCATCGTTGGAGCGAGGAACCAGGTTCGCACATGACTCGCTGGTGGAGGAGGCAGTCACGAGCGAACCCGTCTCTGACACAAGGCTTCCCGGAATTGGCGCTGATTCCAGAGCGATTATGGGTGATTCTGGACCGTAAAAGCGATGTTTCGTGCCGCGAAATGGGCCCGAAATCTTACGCCCTCAGTCTGACCCGCCGGCCGGCGATTATAGCCCTAGCCGCAGTCATGCTGCTATTTCGCGGTACGGAGACTTCAGACGATCGTGAATTTACCGTCTATAAAAAGGAACGACACAACCCGCCTGTTGGGCAAAACCGAGCGAAACACCCTTATAATTCAGTCTATTACCGACATCATGATCGGTCGCCAATTTACCGTGCCGGCACTGCGATGTCCAGACGAATTACTCGGCAGTTGCCTTAATTCATATAAAAGGCGGTGCATCCCGTCGTCTTCATGCGGAGTGAACACGACCCTGGGCCCGGGTCCTGTAGCGCGGCTCGGTTCTGGCAACTTGGAGAGCCGGCGTTTACGGGGCCGGTTGCTCTAATGCCTGTGGCAGCGTTATCCTGCACGATCATTCGGGCTGTGCGACTAACTCAACTCTCTGCAGCGTTCCAGCTCTAGCTGCGGATTGGACCCGCCTCCCAGCAAAACCCGGCAGACTGCAAATTGCATCCATTTAATCTCGGCGGCACTCGAAAGAGGTTTGACACTCGGATCAAAGCATGGTATCCTGCTTTCCATGACATCGAAAGCCGAACCCTTTACATTCGCCGAGTTGCAGATGGTGACGTCGCTAGGCAGAGGGGAAATCCGCGAGTGTATCAATCGCGGGATCATCAGCGCGCCAGCCGGCGTCGGACAGGGGAACCATCGCGCTTATTCCAAATGGAACCTGGTGGAAGGCGTGATCGCGGCGGCGTTGTTGCGGCATATCCGAGCCGGGTCGGTCGCAGAGCTGATGACGAGACTGCGCTTGCTGCTGATGGCTCGCCGTATCGATCCGGAGGCCTACTGCGCGGCACCAGCCGGGATCAGCTTTTACGAATTCGAGGTGCTTTTTCCTCCACGCGCAAGGCTGGACGATAAAGGCGATCTGGCATTGGGCGAGGACATGGGGATTGGCGCGTTCTTGATAGCTACCGCGAGTGCAATCCGACAGCCGCATGATGCCCCGTCTTTGACGTCCCATCCCCCGTCGGCACCTTTCTGCAAGCTTCCCATCGACCTCGAAACGGCTGTCCTGTTCGTCAACCACATGATCGAGACCAGGTTGTAGGGTCCTTTATATAGAGCGAATAGATTATAGACATAATCTTGCGAGACTTTAGCTCCTTCAGCCGTGTTGCCGCTGATACCAATCGGCGCTCTGCGGTTCCCAGCGATTATTCCTCGGGTGGAGAAGAAACATTTAGATGAATCTAATACTGGTTCTATATATTAGAGGTGACCAATGTTCTCAAACGAACTCGAGCCCGAGATAGCGGGCCTGTCACGTCCTTGGCCGGCCGATCAGGTCGAGCGCTGGCCCATCGAGCGGCTGAAACGCTACGCGAACAATCCGCGGCTTCACAGCGAGGCCGATGTTGGCAAACTCGCCGCGTCCATTCTCAAATGGGGGTGGACAATGCCGGTTCTGGTCGGCGAGGACAGCGAGCTCATATCTGGGCATGCGCGTGTCGGTGCCGCGATCATATTGGAGCTGAAATCCATCCCGGTGATTGTCGCCAAGGGCTGGAGTGAGGAAGAGAAGCGCGCCTATCGCATCGCCGACAATCAACTGGCAGCGCGGGCGACCTGGGACCCCGATCTGTTGCGTGACGAACTGCGGGCACTTGACTTCGCCGATTTCGATCTCGCACTGACCGGCTTCGAACCGGATCAGCTCGAAATTATTCTGGCTGGTTTGGGGACGAGCGGTCTGACCGATCCGGACAGCGTCCCGGAAGTCCCCGATAGACCGGTCTCGCAGCTCGGCGATTTGTGGCAGTTGGGAAATCACCGGGTCGGCTGCGGCGACAGCACGAGCCAGGCCGATGTCGCGAGGGTATTGGCGGAGGCACAGCCTCACCTGATGGTCACCGATCCTCCTTATGGGGTCGAATACGACCCGTCCTGGCGAGCGCACTGCAACCAGAGTGGCGGCAAGCTCGCTCGCGGCACGGTGCTCAACGACGACCGTGCTGACTGGCGTGAGGCCTATGCGCTATTTCCCGGCGACGTCGCTTATGTGTGGCACGGTGCTCTGCACGGCGAGATCGTCGGTGCCGATCTGGCGGCTTGCGGGTTGCAGCGACGCGCTCAGATCATCTGGACGAAGCAGCACTTTGTGCTGAGCCGCGGCCATTATCACTGGAAGCACGAATGCTGCTGGTACGCGGTGCGCGAGGGCAGGGCATGCCACTGGCAAGGCGATCGCACACAGACGACAGTTTGGGAGGTTGCCAACTGCAATCCTTTCGGCAACCGGAAGCGCGAGCAGAGCTGGGGACACGGCACGCAGAAGCCGGTCGAATGCATGCGCCGGCCGATCGTCAATAACAGCCGCCCCGGCGAGGCGATCTATGACCCATTTCTCGGTTCGGGCACAAGTCTGATCGCGGCCGAAATGACCGGGCGCGTCTGCGTCGGTCTCGAGCTCAACCCCGCTTACGTCGATGTCATCGTGCGGCGCTGGCAACTGTTCACCGGACGCGCCGCGACGCATCAGGCATTGGGTCACTCGTTCGACGAGCGCGCCGCCAGCCAGCACCAAGACCAATCAGGAGCGGCCGATGGCTAGAAGGGCATTTGCCGTGAGTGACGCGGTGCGCGAGAGGGTGCGGTACTTGGCCGGGCTTGGTGTCCGTCAGGACGACATCGCCAAAATTATCGGCTGCGCCCCGAAGACGCTGCGTAAGCGCTTTCGTGATGAACTCGATCGCGGCGTTGCAGAGGCTAACGCGACGATCTCCGGCTATCTGTTCGCCGCCGCGAAGGCGGGCAACATCGCGGCGATCATCTTCTGGCTGAAGACGCGAGCGCATTGGCGCGAAGGAGCGCCGCCGAATGACCCGATTTCGCGCACGACTGGCGACCCGAATGCCGAGGTGGTTGTGGTTTTACCCGATAACAGCCGCGATCCCGAACTGACGCAGACGCTGCGCGAGGCGCAAGAGCGGTATTTTTCCAGGAAACCGCGATCGCAGGTTTCGGAGCTCAGGACATGATTGGGGCAGGACACGGGCACACGGATACCATCGAGCGGCCGGCGCGCGCATCGCGTAGCGCCGTGCCCTCGTCTACAGCCACAATCTCCGGGCAGCCCGGACCGCAAACCGACTTCCTGCGGAGCTCTGCCGACATCTGTGTCTACGGCGGGGCGGCCGGCGGCGGGAAAACCGTCGGATTGATCCTGGAGCCGCTGCGTCACGCCACCCGGGTCGCGAACTTCACCGCGGTGTTCTTCCGGCGCTCGACCCCGCAGATCACCAATCCAGGCGGATTGTGGGATGAGAGCCAAGAATTCTACCCCCGGGTTGGCGGAACGCCGCACGTCGGAATGCGCGAGTGGCGCTGGTCGCGGGGCGGCAAGATCAAATTCTCGCACCTGCAGTTTGACTGCACCGTCTATGACTGGCAGGGCGCGCAGATCGCGCTGATCTGTTTCGACGAGCTGACGCATTTCACCGCGCATCAGTTCTTCTACATGGTCAGCCGCAACCGCTCGACCTGCGGCGTGCGACCCTATATTCGCGCCACCTGCAACCCCGATGCCGACAGCTGGGTCGCCGACTTCCTGAGGTGGTGGATCAACCCGGAGAGCGGGCTGCCGGTTCCCGAGCGCGCCGGTGTGCTGCGTTATTACGTCCGCGTCGCGGAGAAGACCATCTGGGCTGATCGGCCCGAGGAGTTGGTGCAATACCTGCCACAGCCGGAGGACTTGCCACCGAGCATCGAGCCGCCGCGGCCGATCAGCGTCACGTTTATCCCGGCGACCGTGTTCAACAACCCAATCCTGCTGCGGGCCAACCCCGAGTACTACGCGTGGCTGCTGTCATTGCCGACGCTCGAGCGCGAGCGGCTGCTCGGCGGCAACTGGAAGATCCGCCCGGCCGCCGGGCTCTATTTCAAGCGCGAGTGGTGCACCATCGTCGACGAGCTCCCGGCCGACCTCGATGTCGTGCGCTATTGGGATCTCGCCGCCACCGAAAAGACCGAGCGCAACGATCCCGATTGGACGGTCGGCATCAAGCTCGGCCGCGACAGGTCGGGCGGCTACTACCTGCTCGATCTGGTGCGCGCCCGGGCCAACCCAGGCGATGTCGAGCGCTTGCTGCGCAACACCGCCGAGCAGGACGGCAACCGGGTCCGCATCGGCTTCGGACAGGATCCGGGACAGGCCGGCAAAAGCCAGGCACTTCACCTGGTGCGTGCCCTCAGCGCCTACACCGTCAGGGGAGCCCTGGAGAGCGGCGACAAGCTGACGCGCTTCGGACCGTTCAGTTCGCAGTGCCGCGCCGGCAATGTCAAGATCCGGCGCGGGGCTTGGAACGAAGAGCTGTTCCGGGTCCTGGAAGGCTTCCCCGATTTGGCGCACGACGACGAAGTCGATGCCTGCAGCGGAGCCTTGGAAATGCTCAATCCCAATTCGAAGGACTGGGGCTATATCGAATGGTTGCGCGAGGCGGCAGAAGAAAAGAATAAGCAGCGACAGCCAGAGCCCCGCGAGCCCAATTACGCCATCGGCTCGGTGCAATGGGAGGAAAAACAAAAGAAGAGGAGAGCGGCCGATCTCGCGCGTGCTGCGGAAGAGGATAAGATAGCAGCCGAACGTGCGGCTGCGGCGCAAGAGGATAAGAAGAGAGAGGCCCAACGCGCAGCTGCCATAGCCGCAGAGGAAGCGTGATTGCCCCCTGTGGGCTCACTCGATCGTCTCGGCACGCCCGATTGTGTTTCAGCATGGAGGCGGGACCCCACCCATAAACTGCCTTGCTGGCGCTCACCGAGGATCAGGACGCGGTTGCCGTGTTGCGGGCGTGCAGCACCGACCTCGATCGGTTGCGGCGCGAGGTTCTGAACTACGTCGACAACGAGCTTGCCAATCTTGTCGCAGCGCAGGGCCATGACGCGAAGCCGACAGCGAGCTTCCGACGGGTGCTGCAACGCGCCGCAATTCATGTCCCGTCCCGAGCGGGAAAACCACGCTGCCTATTTCCTGCAGGAGGAATATGACCCGGTTCGATGCCGTGAATTACATTTCACATGGCATCCCAAGAGCGGCCGGGGGTTCGCAAGCAGGCCGAGTGCGGGGAGCCATTCCCGTGCCGGGCTTGGGGAGGGAGTGCTGGGCCGTGAATGGGGTATTCGCGGGCCGATGGCTGCTCCCTACAAACCGCCGGGCGGGCCAGGATGGGGAATCTGGGGCCGGTCCTTAGGGGCCGCCTCGCCTTTATGAAGGCGGAGTTCGAAATCTCGGACGCGCAAGAGCAGCTGTGGGAAGCCTTCGCCGAGGCGTTCGGGATTTTTTGAAGGCGAGGTCCAGACCCGACATTGGAGGCCCGGTGGGAACAGCCGGGTTGCCGGAACGGGCGATGCCAGAACGGGGTCTGGCTTCCGATCTTGAAGCGCTGAGATAGCGGAAGGCGATTATCGAAACGTTTTACGCCGGATTGACCGAGGATCAGCCTCGGGCCGCCAAACCAAGGCATCTTCGAATACACCCGTCAACTCGCGCGGAAGCGGCCGGCTACCGACAACCGCAACCCGCTCGACCCGAATGGGCCGTCGGATGCATGGAGTGGCTTGCCGACCAGAGCAGGACGAGCTGAACCGCGGCGCTCCGCCCCGGCGCCTTCCCACCGGCGCGAGCTTCGAGCAGAGGAGCTGCTGGTGCCCCTTTGCCTCCCTCCGCTCCGGAACCGGGCCCGGCGCCGAATTGAATATGAAGCGGAGAAACTTTCCTTTTTCGCGGGTGGGACCGACAGTTCGAATCCGGTTCCCTCCAGCGAGGAGTCTGCGAACCATCGGTACCGCAGTGCATCGCGAGAGCGAATTGCCGGAGCCGGCGCTTCTGAAGGGGTTGTGCGGTGCGGCTCATTTTCAGCATGACGACGCCGGACGCCTCCGCGTGACCGAGGTGCGACCCGGTTCACACTCCGCTGCCCAAGGCTTCACTACGATGCTGCGCTTCAACCTTGGGAGGAGCGTCGGCATGCCAAGGGGCAGGCGACCGCCCAACATCTCAGTCTGAACCGACACCGTCGTTTCTCCTATTCTTTGAAACGTAGCTGCACGAACGAAGCTTCACCGCTTCAGACCAACGGCGCTCGAGGGAA